GGTAAGGAAGCCGCCAAAGAACTACGGCAGTCATCCCGAGTTATTGCCGACCGGCACATGGTGCCAGCGTTCCAAAACGCGGCCCGGTCAGTCGGTGGCGACTGGGGAGACCTCTTAGCCGCAGACATTCGCTCCGGTTTGGACAGGCTCCCGAAAGTCTCCATAGGCAAGCAAAAGAAAGTAACGTCCGGTGGTGCGTCCTCGAACATGCTGCGCTACCCGACCGACACCGGGAACGCACGAAACTCGTACGCACCGTTCGAGCAGACTAACTGGATAGCGAAAGCCCGTACTTATCAGAAGCCAGCCCTTGAAGAGTGGGGTCAAGCCGTCGACCGTCTCGTACGGAAATGGCCGGTGATGTAATGGCAGTCGGCAAAACATTAACCGTTTACCTCGCGGCGGATCTCAAAAAGTTCAACACCGGCATGGCGCAAGCGCAAGGCGGGCTAAAAGGATTTAGTAATTCACTAAAGAACATGCTCGGCCCCGCCTTAATTGGAGCCGGGCTAGCACTTGGCGCACTCGCCACGAAAATGGCCGTTGACGGTGTCAAGGCCGCTATGGATGATGAAGCCGCGGTACGCAAACTCGCAACCACAATGGAGAACCTAGGCCTAGCCCACGACACGAAAAAAGTCGAAGCCTATATTTACCAGCTTGAGCGTTCCCTAGGCGTGGCCGACACGGAACTACGCCCCGCTTATGACCGTCTCGTGCGGGCACTGGGTGACACGGAAAAGGCACAAGAGGCCCTTTCACTATCGCTGGACGTTTCGACAGGATCAGGGAAAAGCCTTGAAGCCGTAACCGACGCGCTTGGTAAAGCGTACGAGGGCAACATCGCTGGACTTTCACGACTCGGAGCGGGTATCGACGCGGCCACAATCCGAACCGGGGATATGGACGAAATCACCCGGGTGCTCTCGGACACGTTCGCCGGGCAAGCGGCAGCCAGTGCCGACACCTTGGAAGGGCGCATCAGGGTACTGAAAACGGGCACGGATAACCTCGCCGAAGCATTCGGGAAAGGCCTTCTAACAGGTGTTAAAGAGGCGACCGAGGGTACTGGCGACCTAGTTAAATCCATGGAAAAACTCGAACCGGCACTAGAGGACGCAGGCGAAGCGGTCGCGGATCTCGTAGCACTCGTGGCGAAACTTTACGACGGGTTCATGTTCCTCTCCGACCTTGAGGACACGCTCACCACTAAGACCGGACTACTCGGTGACGCGTACGGGTTCCTCACTAACATGCTCAACCCACTAGCCGGAGTGTTTGACGCGCTCGACATGGTCATGGGCAACACCACCGACTCGGCTTACCGGGCCTCGCCCGCCATGGAAAGCCTAGGAGACTCGGCAGCCAGCGCAGTAGGGCCGTTAGCAGACATGGCCGTAGCCACGGACGGCGCAGCCAAATCGTTGCTGGACTACGCGATAGCGACAGGTCAAGTACCCGAAAAAGCAACCTGGGGTCAGCGTTTCGACATCGCCGAAATGCTCGCAAACATTGGGCGCGCCACAACAACCACCACAACGGCGACACGGAACTACGGCACGACGGTGGAGGAAGTCAGCGCGAAACAACAAAAACTAATCGACCTTAACGCGAAAGTAGCCGACTCATATTCCACCACGGCGGACAAACTCAACACGCGCATGGAGAAACTCAACGAGAACCTAGGCATCCTGCAATCCATGCAAGACAAATTGACCGCCGGACTTGACCTTGCGGCAGCGTTCGAAGGCCAATTCGACGAAGCCGGCGAAGCCACAGGCGTGAGCCTGCTCGAAGGATTCAACAAACAAATAGACCAGGCAAACTATTTTGGTAAAGTCCTCAACGCGATCAAGGCGCAAGGCGCAGACAAGTCACTAATCGACCAAATAGCATCCCTAGGGCCCGTTACGGGCGCGGCACTTGCTACACAAATGCTCGATGACGGGCTCGTACCCACGCTTAACGAAAAATGGATGACCGTGCAGGAAACCACTAAGGGTCTCGCGATGGGTCTCGTGCCCGAGTTTGTGTCCGCTGGGATCGAGTCGGGCGCGGCAGCGGTCGACGGTCTCGCGACACAACTCGCCAAGGAAGGCAAAAGGCTCACGAAACTCGGGAAACGCATGGCTAAGCCGGTCGGGTCAGCGTTCAAGTCGCAACTCGCGAAAGACATCGCCGAAGCGATAGCGAACGTCGAAGCGGCAGGGACAGCGGCCCGAGCTAGTGCGATAGCGAAAGCCGAAGCACGAGAAGCGGCAGTCACACAGCAGCAAGTCGCCTTGGCTATCGGTAACATTATTAGACAGTCCGATGCCCGTTCCGGGACACAGGTCAGTCCGGTGCTCGCATGAGCGAGGACATCACGATAAGCCTCGCCGGGTCACCCGTCGACGTCGCTAACTTCGACTTCCAAGTATCGATAGGCCACGGGCGAGCCGACGTTATGGCATCGCCTACCGCGTCAACATGTCAAATCGTGTTACGTGGCGCGGCAGGCCCCCAGCTCGAACTGACCGACGAAATCGTAATAACATCCCATAACCTGCCACGGTTTACGGGCAAGATCAGTGACCTTGACGTGTCTTTCATCGCAACGGAACCACCCCAGGCAATCACCACGATTACGGGCATGGGCTACCTCGCCGACCTCGGATATGTGGAAGTGGGCGCGTCCGGCTGGTCTGAAGAAACCGTACGGCAAAGGGCCGAAGAAATCCTCACGGCTAGCGGCTTGTCCTATCTGAACGGCGGTGACCCGGATATAACTCTGCATTCAGTGTCCGCCGGTAACGCGGAACCTTCCACGGCCCTCGACGGGCTCGCTCAACTCGCCCAATGGTCAGGCGCAACATATTACGACGACCCGCAAGGGCGCATCGTGTTCGAGGATTACGGGAACCGTGGAATTACAACGTTCGCCGGCACATGGTCTAATCAGACCGACACGTGGGCGGCCACCGGTGGCACGTGGGAATCATTCCCCCTCACCATCGCCGGGTTCACCCTCGACGTCGACGGAGTCGTATTCAGCCCGGTATGGTCGAAAAGCCTAGGGTCGGTCATAAATGACGTGACGGTGACGTATCATTCCGGCGGCGGTGGCGGTCACGGGGCGACCGGTGAAGTGAATCAAACAGACTCAGCCTCGATCACGGCCTACGGGCGACGCGAATACCGATTAGAGACCGAGATTAAAACCTCGACCGATGCCACCACGAGAGCAGCCGGGATCATCACGGCGCAAGCCAACCCACTGTGGAACCTTGGACAAGTCAGCATCCTTGCGCACGAATTATCCGAAACCGACTTAGATAAAGTGTTGAAGCTCGTTTCAGGTGCGCTCGTTATTGTTACGGGAATGCCCGTGACCGGCCCTTACGCGGAGTTCAACGGCATAGTGGAAGGCTGGACGGACTCGTATAACAACGGGCAACACGTCATCACACTGTCGTTATCAGACCCTCGATTTAGTTACCAAATGCTAGAGTTTGGTGAAGTGACGGCTACCGTGACGTGGGCGGATGTTGGCGCGGACGCTCAATGGTTTGAGATTATTACTAATGACGATTTGATAGGAGTATAGACATGGCAGTAACAGCAGGCGGGACGCCTTATGTGGAGTCCAGTGACCTAGTAGCAAACTATCCAGGGGTTTCGTTATCCTTAGCCAATAAGGTAGACACAAAATCGGACATAACGTCGCCTACTTTCCTAGCGGGATTGAACCTTAACGCCAGTACTTCTTACGCCCCTCAAATGATTATCACGCAAACGGCAAGTGATGCCACATCACCCTATATTATTGTGCAAAAAAGTCGAAACGGACTTATAGACAACAATGGCGATAGTATTGTTAATCTGCTTTTACGAGGTCATGACGGTGTCGGATATCAAAATGTAGCCGCTATAACTGCAACAATAGACGGCGCTCCAAGTGCTGGAGATTTACCGGGCCGTCTAAGTTTCTTTACGACCCCGGCAGGCTCGACCACAATAAACGAAAGATTGAGGATTAGTGCTAATGGAAGCATAACCGGCAGCGGATCACTCGGGGCGTGGACGGCTTTCACCCCAACATTCACCGCCCAATTTACTTTAGGTAATGGAACCGTGAGCGCGTATTACTGCCAAATAGGTAAGATTGTTCATTACCGTGGGACAATAGTTTACGGATCAACAACGGCCTACGGAAACGTGGCAACGGATTCGGTGCAATTCAATTTACCATTAACAGCCCGGACACCCTTAAGCTCGGTTTTAGGAGTAGGTTCATACGTCGACGTCAGTCTTGGAAGAGGCTACCCGGTAGAAATTGGCCCGAATACTAGCACTCAAATAGCTTTGACTTTCGGGGTCACAAACGTTACAGCCAACACGGTAACGAACTCGGGTTTCAATAATAATGTCCCCGTAGCCGAGGGAACAGGCGACACGCTTTCGTGGTCACTAACTTACGAGGAGGCATAGCAAATGAACGCGATATATTTAGAGGATTTACCGGTAGAAAAAACCGCTGAAGAGCCAGAAAGATTTAGTCCCGACAACGAATCGACGTGGATTTATTGGACAAACCTCGACACCGTCGAGACAGGTATCCCCGAAGAATGGATATGGGAAAGGCTACGCGCACACAGAGACGGACTACTCGCACAAAGTGATTATCGAATGGTCAATGATGCGCCGTGGGCTACAGAAGTTTGGGCCCAATACCGTCAAACTTTACGTGACCTGCCAGACACCACAACCGATCCACGACTAGCACAATGGCCGGAGGCACCACAGTGAGC